GAATATAGGTATTAAACCTAATCTGAGCATCTTCCTGCTTCATTCTAAAATTAAATATATACCAATCAATGGGTGCTGTAATTCCAAGTGACTCTACGTTCTCTACGGCTTTTTTAGCCCCCGCCCTACTTACCACGTATGTAGCACAGGACCACTGCTGATAAGAGCGGCAGGTAAGATAATCATTGTTAAAAGAATGCTCTATTTCATTGTAGGCAAACAGGGAGTCGCTCGGCACAAAAGGAGAGAAGAACTCCCACCCTTCTGGCAACTCCATTAAATATGAATTTAATACAGATTTAAAATTTTTACTTAAAATAATATCGTCTTCAAATAAAATAAGTATGTCTTTATCTGTTTCTAGAAAATTTTTATATGCAGTGTAGTTACTAGCCCATACCCCAATGACGCCAGCAGATGGTGGGAATGTCTCACCTGGCTGACAGTAGTCATGTACTGTGTTAACTTTAAAGCCAGCTGTCTGATTAATAAAGTTTTTAGCCTTATCTGCTGTGTTTAAGTATATCGTGGGGGAACCCAGACGAGGCAGAAAAGAAAGCGCCTCTACAATATCTTCATAGGATTTGTTACGTAAGTTATTTCCAGTATCAGTATGAAAAACTTCATAGCAAGCATTATCTAACATCTTTAGTATCCGTTTGTAAATAAGCATTATTAAGTAGCGCAGTTATAGACTGTTTTAACTGCGGTCTAAACATAGGCAAAAACATTGAACCACCAAACCTAGGGTTGCTCTCAAAAATAATGGGCTTTCCGTCACGAAGTTTAAAATTAACATTTGCTGGACCGCTGTAATTAGCTAGCTTAAAGATATTGCGAAATACTTCAAGAACTTCTGTCTCCATAGTAACGATTTTGTTTTCAGCAAAAGGACCCATATTTACTTTACCATCTTCAGGTACTGGTCCTTCAAAAGTTACGTTCCACAGAACGTCTCCATCTTTACACATAACCTGAGTAACGTACTCAACATCTCCTTCTACGTACTCTTGTACTAGGTACTGATGGTCTTTAAACCTATGGTTATTAAGAGCCCACTCATATCGTTCTTGATCCCAAATTAATGCTATGCCTACACCTGCATAAAGATCTAGCCTCTTCATTATAAAAGGAAACTCTGGTGTATTTGAAGTTATGTTTAATAGTTTTGGAAAGTACTCCTTTAAACCATTTTTTTCTAAAAACTTATAAAATAGATCTTTGTTATTAAAGGTATTTAGGGTGTCATGCGAAGAAACTAGAGTAAGGCACCCTTTGGGATGGTTGAAATTATCCTGTACCGATAACGGTATAAGGACAACCTTGTTGTAATTCTTACAGGCATCTTCCAGGGGGAAGTCAATATCATCAACTTCTATGACTTTTTCAATTGATGAGAATCCTTTCCAAAAGTCAGATTCTGCTCCCAAGGCATCTTTCCAAGATGACCACAATCCTTTGCCGTAAATAACTACTAACATTTTTTAATCCACATTTGATATCCAGACTCTATCACCGTGTACTGATCCTTACATACCTCTAGGAAGCCGTCAACGCCTCTCTTAGGCTCTAAAAAGCGGTTACCGTTATAGTTCCATAGGTAATCGTCAAAAGCCATTACACCGCCTGATTCAAGCAATCTAAATGCATTTAATCCGTCTAATGATGTCTGTAATGCTGTGTGGTCTCCATCAATGTATATAAAATTAAACTGTGATTTATTTGAGGCAAAGTACTCGTCGCTTGTCATTTTATATTTATAAATACGATTATCATTAAACCTAGAGTCATAATAGCTTTCTACTGAATTAAAATCTAATGATTCATGAGCAATTTCTTCGCTTCCGCCCCATGTATCTACATCGTGAAGATATTCTAATTCTCTATTATTTAATAGCCATTCTGTAGCATCTCCCGTGTATGTGCCAATTTGCAAAGCACGAAGGGGCTCATTTGGCACATGACGGAAATACTTCTCTACATCTTTAAACCAATTAGGAAACATATTAGTACAACTTCAAATTGTTAAGGCATCCAGTAACATATTCTGGAGCCATCTTGTGATCATCTAATAAATGCTGGAATAGGGATTTGCTTTCTTCCTTTTTCCCAAGCCACCATCCTGAGACTGCTTTTTCAAACATTAGGCAGTATGCGCCATTATAATCAACGTATCCTGGAAGAGGCTGATGGAATGTGTGTGTGGCATACAGCAATCCCATTTCGGCAAATGTGTAGCAGTCTTGATACATCTTATTGCGCTCATTAATTCTTGATAGTAGGAAATATGCTTCTGGTCTATTTGGCAGATAGGCTATTGCTTGCATGATATTATTATGAACAGTCTTATTCCTATCGCCTTGATGCGTCCAGCATATAGCCATTCTAAGTAATGATGTATATGTAATTAGAGGATGAGTTTTATAGCCAAATTCTGCCGCTCTTAAATAAAATCCAGCTGCTGAAGCATATTGCTGTTGTGCGTCGTAGGCTTGAGCTAAATCAAAATTAATCTGAACATCAAACGGATTAGATGAGAGTTCTACTGCTAATTCTTTAATTCCCATATGCCATTGCCTCCGTAATAATCTCATTTACAACATTTGACGGAACCTCTAATATAAATGCTGCATTATCTTGAATACCAAAACTTAGTAGTAGTTTCTCATCTTTAATTGCTGCACCTACACAAAACTCAATTGGAGTATCAAGAAATGAGAATGACTTACTTAACCCAACAAAGTTAAAATCTTTATCCCATACAATTACTCTATGTCTATATATTGAATCTTTTTGCTTTAAATAATTCTTCCATAGTTTTACTTCATGTGTAACTGTAATATAATACTCGCCCCATTTAATAACATTGGTTCCACCTCTTTGATCAATTGGAGCGGCAGGAGTAGATTTAACAATAACTTGTTCACATTCTGGCTTGTCTGGATTAGCCTTAACTATTTCTGTAGGCATTGCCCACTTAACAAAATTATATGGTTGATCTAGTATGGGCATCCAATTTTTTTCACAATATGATGTTGCTTCATCAATTGGAGCTGGAATTCTTACACGCTGAATTTCTGTTGCAGTCCAGTTTTCTTTATCTAATTGAATCTTAGAATATTCCATGCGGCCTTGCCCATTTGGAGTTGTATCACGGCGAACACCAATAAGATAATACTCTCCATCCCATTGTGTAATTCTACAATCTTCTTCGCCAACAAACTCCCAAATTGGCGCAACATCAAATTTAGAATAGTCTACCTTAGTAAACTTAGTTATATTTAAATCATTATCTAATAAACAAAGGTAGTTAGTAGTGACCAGCCTCTGATCTTTTTCAGGATGCAAATATGATAATGGTCCCCAAGGACTAAAAAAGTTCTGATCTTTTTCTGAATGGTAAAGTGTATAATTAACTCTTCGTATATTTACTAGTATATCTCCATCATCATCAATAAAGATAGATGGATTCATTAACCCCATTCCGTCTGAAATATCGGCGGGAATAACAAGAGGAACTAAATTCCCCCCATTAGATATTGATTTTTGTACTAGATTCATAGTATCTATTCTACTATTTTAAGCAGTTATTGTAAATGCTTATACTGTATTAGTGTTATTTAATCCAAAGTTACTGCTTTATATTTATTTCTATAAAAGTATTATTTTATTACAAATGCAGGACTATACCTTGGCTATTGCTAACAAAAATTACCTGTATTGTTTAATCTCCCTAAATTGCGTTTTGTAAGAGTCAAAAAATTTAGAGCGTAGTTTTGTGCCTATTTTGTTGTTTTTTACTAAATCAGCTTCAACTCCAATAGACATTTCCCAAAACTCTCGTTTGAAAGGAATGACCTGAGCGATGGGAGTACCAGCAGGTATAAGTCCCTCAAATTTATTGGGCTCATTCAATACAAACGGAAAATTAACGGCCGCATTATATGTATCTGTATCAACAATGCCTGGCATGATTGTAAAAACTGACTTTCTATGTAAAGGCTGAACAAATAATACGGAGTATCCAGGCGGGGTTGTGATTGCCCAAGGATTCAACCACTTTGGATAAGCGATATGCTCATTCCGATCAGGATGGCTTGGTGCTTGTTCTACTGGGTGAAATTCAATAAGCCCATAGTTTGCCCATTCATAGTAAGCGCTTATTTTGCCTTCTTCATCTTCTTTTTGTGATACATAAATATCAGCAGGTGAAACAATAATGTATCCAGCAGATATAGCATCAAAAACTGGCATACATCTTTTAATTGTTCCAGGTGTTAGAGCAGTTCCGTTAGGAACTTTTTTTTCACCTATATAAGAGTTTAAATCTTTATACCAATCTGGAATAAAATGACTTGCAGGTTTTGGTTGATATTCTTCCGAGACCCCAAATGTATCTGTAAACTTAATATTTGTCATTTCATTCTTTCTAAATTGTATTTTGTTTACTTGAGGGTACACAAAATATTAAAAACAATTTTAATTGTTAGAATTTAATTTTTTTTGCAATAATTCTATTAAAATTTGCTCTTCTGTTTTTGGTTCAAGGTGTCTTTCGTACTCTTCTGGAGTAAGCCATCCACCTAAATCATCTGCCCATACTGAATCATAATTTGGTTTTTCTGTTTTGAAAACACCATCAACATCTTTTTTCCAACCTATACCCATATTTTGATTAAAAATTTCTACAACTTCATATTCAGGAAAAAGCTCTTGTGTAGATTCAATGCTTTCTGATACTATTACATTTATTATTGTATTATTTTCTACAATTCCAAAATTCATTTTATATTCTCCTAAGCATTTCTCGATAAAAGAATAAATCCTGCGGTGGCGTTGGCGTTGCTGCCTGCACCTTGCCCTCTAGACCCTGAGCCATAATTTGTTCCCGATATATTGATTCCAGCATAGTTAATAACATTTCTATTTAGACCGCTTCCTCCTGGTCCAGAGCCAGCAACGCTAGAGCCAGTACCACCAGAGTTACCACTACCACCTGAGCCCCCAGCATTTCCAGCAGAACCTCCAATCCCTCCATTAGTGGTGCTGTTAGAACTTCCTCCATAACCATCTGCGTAATTGAAACTGCCACCACCACCTCCACCACCTGAACCTCCATTACCGCCCGCACCAGAATTGTTAGCATTTGGTGCCGCCCCACCGCCATTTCCGCCAGCGGCGTTTAGATTACTAAAAGAAGTTGTTCCTCCAGCATTTCCAGCAGTTCTAGTTGCATTGTTGCTAGTGTATATGCCATTCTGCGTACCTAACCCCGAACTTCCACCACCGCCGACTGTCGCAGTAACAGACCCAGAGTTAATGGTCACGTTTCCTGTTGTATAAAAACCACCTCCACCAGAACCGCCTTCGTAATTATCTGAACTACCTAATAATTGCTGAGAACCAGAGGCATTACTAACCGTCTGATTGTAAACATTGGAACTACCACCTCTACCACCGCCACCTCCAAGAAGATGTGCTGTATATGTTGCTGGGTATGATGATGGCGTAAATGCTTGTGTTGAAGTAATTAAAAATACTTCGCTGGTTGTCGATGTGGCTGAGGCAGATGCCGCAGATGCAATAGAAGTTCCATTGGCATTAGTTGCTCTAACTGTAAATGTATAAGAAGTTCCATCGGCAAGACCTGAAACTGTAATTGGGCTTGAGGCACCTGTGCCAGTAAATCCACCAGGAGAAGAAGTCGCGGTATAGCTCGTAATTGCGGAACCACCATTAGATGCAGGTGCCGTGAAAGCAACTTGTATGCTCTTATAGGCGGAAGTAACCGCTCCAATAGTAGGAGCCTGTGGAACTGTTGATGGTGTAAGAGAGGATGATGCACTGCTTGTAGACGAGTTACCATTTTCATTTGTTGCAATCGCTGTAAAAGTATAAGAAGTTCCTGCACTTAAACCAGAAACTGTTACTGGGCTAGATCCTGTTGCAGTAAAAGAACCTGGAGAAGAAGTTACCGTAAAACTACTAACTGCTTTGCCTCCAGTGGCATTGGATGTTACTGGAACAGAGGCAGAAGTTGTAGATCCAAACGCTACTCCAGTTACGTTTGTTGGTGTTCCAACAGTAGGTGCTTGAGGAACTGATGTTGGTGTAAGAGAAGATGATGCGCTTGAAGCAAGAGCGTTACCGTAACCGTTTGTTGCAGTTACTGTAAAAGTATATGTTGTCCCTAAAGTAAGTCCAGTTAATCTTATTGGAGAAGAGGACCCAGATGCGCTAATTGCTCCTGGGGATGATAATGCTGTAAAAGATGAAACAAGTCCTCCGCCTGAGCCAGGTGTAAATGCAACATCTACTGATCCTGAACCATAAGCAACGTTTGTACCAACATCTGTTGGTGTGCCAATTGTTGCTGATGTAGGTATTACTCCAAGTTGTGACCAGCCACCAGATGTATAAACCTCAATATATGATGTTTGTGTATTTGAGTGTATGTCGCCTAATGCAGGTGATCCTGGTCTACTTGCTGTATTACCTTTTGTATATCCATTTGGTAATGTTACCCAAGATGTGGAGGTGCCATTTGTTTGTAAAACTTTTGATGTGTTATCTGTTTGTACTGGGAGTAATGCATTTAGAGCATTATTAGCAGATGTTTGTCCTGTTCCGCCCTCTGTTAAAGGAAGGGGGGTGCCCAGATCTAGTCCTGACTTAACTTTAAAATCTTTGTCTGCCAATTTATAACCCCCTATCAATCATATATTATTTTACCATCATTTGCCTCTTAAATCTATCTTTTTAATTTGCAACTTAAAAATATAGAGTATAATATAAAAAAATTAATTTAACAAAAATGGCTGTCTCTCTTAAAAAGTTCTATTCAGTAGGCTTACTAAACACATTATTTTCATAATGAAAGCCAACTTCTACATTTAGATATTCTACGCACTGTAGTTGAGTAAGCTCCTCCGCCTCTTCCTTGTTGTTGGCAACAATACAATTTACTACTACGCTATTTTCAATGACAGCAAAAGTTTTTTCCATTTTAATCTCCTTTATTTTAATTTATTTTTTAACGTGTAAAAATGACTACTCGACCCGCTGTGCCTGATCCGCCGCTACCGCCGCCAGAACCTGTTGACTCACTATAATTAACACGATCAACAGTTGCAACTCCTCCGCCACCACCACCGCCGCCGCCTGAGCCTACGCCTGAACTTGCAGAAGAACCTGCATTTCCAACATTAGACGAAATGTCCGCAAAAAACGATCTGGCATTTCCACCGTTTCCACCATTTCCGCCTGAGGAAGAGCCCGTACCACCAGCACCACCACTTACGTTAGACTGATTGTTCTCGAATGCGTAAGCATTGGCACCGTTACCGCCACCCATGCCACTTGAGCCTCTTATTGTTTGAGTTCTGGCACGATTAGTGTATCCAATAGCTGTTGTCGTAGTTACATTTGGTCCTGATGCTGCTGTGATAGTGGCTCCTGCAACATTACTTGATGAGGTAGTGTTAGTTGGAGCAGTTGCCAAGGAACCAATAGATGATGTTCCACCAATGGCACCTACAGTAACAACATAAACATCGCCTGCGGTTACTGGAAGATCTTCAAAAGCAACGGCACTTCCTGCTTTGCCTCCAGCACCACCACCACCACCTGAGCCACCACCATTACCACCGTTTCCACCACCGCCAATAACATAGGCTGACATTAATTGTGCTCCGACTGGCACAGTAAAGTTTTGAGTATTATTAGCCGTCAGTCTCAAAGTGTAGTTAGTTGCGGTTGGAACTACAGAGTTAGATGCAGAAGATGCTTGAGATGTTCCACTGACATTTGTTGCCGTAACTGTAAATGTATAAGAAGTTCCTCCAGTTAAACCAGAAACTGTAACTGGGCTTGAAGCTCCTGTTCCAGTAAGAGAGCCTGGAGAAGAAGTGACTGTGTACTGTGTAATGGGAGATCCACCAGTACCGTTAGCAGTAAATGTAACTGATGCAGACTGATCTGAGGGGGTAGCAGTACCAATAGTAGGTGCTTGTGGCACTGTAGCTGGGGTTACCGATGATGAAGCAGAAGATGCAGAAGATGAGCCGTTAGCGTTTGTTGCAACGGAAGTAAATGTATAAGAAGTTCCTGCAGTTAAACCAGAAACTGTAATTGGGCTTGAAGCTGATGTTCCAGTAATAGATCCTGGAGAAGAAGTGACTGTGTACCCTGTAATGGTGGATCCACCAGTAGCGTTAGCTGTTACTGGAACTGATGCTGTAAGGGTTCCTCCAAATGCTACTCCAGTTGCTGGCGTTGGAGTTCCAATTGTTGGTGCTTGTGGAACTGTGGTTGCTGTAATTGAATTTGATGCTGCTGATGCTAAAGCGTTTCCGTATCCATTTGTTGCGGTTACTGTAAATGTAGCAGAAGTTCCAGCTGGAATGTTTGTAACTACAATTGGTGAAGAAGATCCTGTAGCAGAGTATCCTCCAGCTGTTGATGTTGCGGTATAACTACTGACAAGGCCTCCTCCAGCACCTGCTGTAAATGTTACTGATGCTGCACCATTATTATATGGCCTTGATGTTCCTACATCTGTAGCTGTTCCAATTATTGCTGATGTAGGTATTACACCAAGCTGTGACCAGCCAGCAGATGTGTAAACCTCAATATATCCAGTTTGTGTATTTGAATAAATATCACCTAATGTTGGAGATGCTGGACGAGATGCAGTATTACCTACTGCATATGTCCCAGGAAGTCCTGCTAGTGTTGCAGGTGCATATGTTGTACCTGCTGAACTATATAATATTTGTCCTGATGTAGGAGATGTTGTTGTTCCTGTTCCGCCAAATTGTGTTGCAATTGAAGATGTTGAATCTATATTTCCAGAAGCGTCGGCTACGAGAGGTCCAGCAGCAGTAATACCTGCAACCTGTAACTTATTTTTAACTTTAAAGTCTTTATTTGCCATTCAAAGTTCACTCTCCCTCTGACGTTATATTATATATTATACCATGTTTAAATTAAGATAGATCCCAATTACATGTATCTTCATTTAGGGTATAGGATAATTCTATTGTTCCGCCCTCATTATTTGGATCTTCAATTGTGGTCGGCGGCATAGGTGGAATAAAAGCATCTCTTACTGAATCATAAGTATAACCAATACCTGCATAATTCTTTCTAAATCCTGGTTCATCTGTAATTTCATTTGTTTCAGGATTTCTACGTTTTCCTGCAATTGCATTATATGAAGTCTTTACCCAGGTTCCGCCAAGATTATCAATTAGCCATTGATATCCTTCATCAGGCTCATTATTGTCTCCAACAGTTACTCTTAAAACAATATTATTTTCATCAATTTCTGCCCAATGAGCCATTTTTTATCCTCCTGTTAAGTATATATTATTATAACATATTTATTAAAACATAAGCAGTTTGTATCCTTGCTCAGGGATAAGTGACATATTACACCGCCGTTTTCAAATAACGAACAACTACAGTACCTGAGCCACCAGCACCACCTATAGAGTTCACGTTTCCTGAGTTGAGGTTCGCACCCCCACCACCACCGCCGCCTGTGTTAGGGGTTCCTGCTGTTCCAGCACCGTTTACTGATGAACCTGCTCCACCACCACCAGCACCACCTGCTCCTCCTGCGCCATAGCAACCACCGCCACCACCACCACCAAGAGTTACACCTAATTGAGTAGCACCACTTCCACCTGCACCGCCTTGGTTAGAGTTTGGCGCTGTTTGTCCTACTGCTCCAGCACCACCCCCACCACCACCTGCAGGTGTTTGGTCCCCTGCGCTGGCTGCGCCTTGACCACCATTAAAATTTTGCGAACCAGTTCCAGCAGTATATATACCAATGTTGCCATATAGGTCTATATAAGCACCTGCACCACCGCCATTGCCTCCGTTTGATGCTGTTCCGTTTGCTCCACCGCCTCCTCCAGTTCCAGTAAATGCGTTCAAAGAACTATTTGAACCGTTAAGTCCAGTAGTTCCTTGTTGACCTGCACCGCCTGCACCGATAGTTACGGTCCAATTACCTAGCAAACTTGCACTGCCCGTAGTTAAACCACCGCCACCACCTCCGCCTGCAGAGATTGCATACCACCCTCCTGCGGCTGTGTAGACTGAACCACCACCGCCACCACCACCAGCAACTACTACATAATTAAAACTTAATGTATCTACAGTAACACCCAAAGTTCCGTTTGCAGTAAAAGTACGATAGTAATAAGTCGCATCAGATGTGAGTGTTCCACCTGTTACAACTGGTTTAGGTTTGACAAACGAACCCT